GCAATTAGTAATCCTTTTGGTAGTGATGATTCAGCAACTCCCGCATGGGCGTTTAAATCTTTACAAACAAATACACAAGGTGAATTTGACGCTAATGTTCCTTATGGACATGATTATTCTAACGCAGATGCTGGAGAATATTTAGCACCAAATAATTCTTTTGGAAATGGTGCTCATGTTACTATGAGCTTGGAAGATATGAGTGGTAGTGCAGATGCATCTACTCTCGGTGATACTTATTCATCTGGTGTAGAATTTGTAACATTAGCACTTTCTCACATTAAACAGAGAAAGTTCGTTGTTCCATTTCAAGGTGGATTTGATGGAGACAATCCGGCAGTGACGAAGTTAACAGGAGCAAATATTGTTAATACAAATACACAAGGATTTGACTGTTCAACATCATCTACTGGTGGTACAACTGCTTATAAGAAAGCAATTAACGCAGTAAGTAATCCAGATGAATTTGATATCAATATGTTAATAACACCTGGTCTCGTTCATGGATTACATAGTAAAGTAACAAATCACGCAATATCTAAGTGTGAAGCACGAGGAGACGCATTCTATGTATTTGATTGTGGTATTCAAGGTGGTTCAATAGCAAGTGCAACAGCAGCAATTACCGCACTTGATACGAACTACGCAGCAACCTATTATCCTTGGGTAAAGATTGTTGATAGAAACACATCACTTCCAGTTTGGGTCCCACCTTCATGTGTTTTACCTGGTGTAATCGCTTACACGGATAAGGTAGCACACGAATGGTTCGCACCAGCTGGTTTGAATCGTGGTGGTTTGACTTCTGTATTAGAAGCTCAAACAAGATTAACACATTCAGAAAGAGATGATCTCTACGAAGAAAGAGTTAATCCAATCGCTTCATTCCCAGGTCAAGGTGTGGTTGTTTGGGGACAAAAAACACTCCAAGCAAGACCATCAGCACTTGATAGGGTAAATGTACGTAGACTCTTAATCAAATTGAAGAAGTTTATCGCTTCGTCAAGTAGATACTTAGTCTTTGAACAAAATACATCAGCAACAAGAAACAGATTCCTTAATATAGTGAATCCGTTCTTAGAGTCAGTTCAATCTAATAGTGGTTTATCCGCATTTAGAGTAGTGATGGATGATACAAATAATACTGCAGACGTAGTTGATAGGAATCAACTCGTTGGACAGATATTTATTCAACCAACACGAACAGCTGAGTTTATTGTATTAGACTTTGTGGTATTACCTACGGGAGCAACATTCCCAGAATAAGTTTGATTTATGTAAACTTAATTAATAAAAAGCCCCTCTTTTTGAGGGGTTTTTTGTTGCTTAATATATTTATATATGAAGATACTATAAAACTTCTAAAAAACTATGAAAAATGAATATGATGATTTTTTATAAAATTGATATTTATAGTTGAAGAATTAAACTTAATTGGAGATTAAAGATGCCAGAACTATTAGATCCTTCTGAAATAATGTTCACACCGTTTGAACCGAAAACGAAAAATCGGTACATCATGTATGTTGAAGGGATTCCCGCTTATCTTATTAAGACAGCAAATAGACCTTCAATAGCTTTTGAAACTATCGAACTTGATCACATCAATGTTAAACGATATGTTAAAGGTAAGGGAGCATGGGAAGAATTAGAAATTACTTTATATGACCCCGTTGTTCCGAGTGGAGCACAGGCAGTTATGGAATGGGTTCGTTTATCTCACGAATCAGTAACAGGTCGGGATGGTTATACAGACTTTTATAAGAAGGATGTAACTATCAATGTTTTGGGACCCGTTGGTGATAAAGTTGAGGAATGGACATTAAAGGGAACATGGATTGTAAACGCGAATTTTAATGATTTGGATTGGGCAAATACTACAGACCCAGCAGATGTTACTCTTACATTAAGATATGATTACGCAATATTACAATTCTAATATAATTTTAATAATAAAAGGAGTTAATTATGGCAGTCATAGCAGATAAAGCTTGGTGGAAATCAAAGACAGTATGGACTTCAGTAGTTGCTGGAGCCGTTGGAGTATTACAAGCAGTAGGTGTTGTAGAAGCAGTACCTGAAGTTGTTTGGACATTACTCGCAGCATTTGGTTTGTATGGAGTTCGTGACGCTGTTGGAAAAGCATAATTCAACAGTAAGTAGTATTTTAAACTGGGGATTATAATATCCCCAGTTAGTTTTATAATTGGTTATATTGTATAGATTACTAAAAACTATTCAATAGAAATTACAAAGGAGAAAAAACATGGCAGAAGAAAAACGCCAGTTTCCGACAGAGGTAATTGATTTGCCATCTAAGGGAGCACTTTATTCAAAAGATTCCCCATTGTCATCGGGAACAGTTGAATTGAAGTATATGACAGCAAGAGAAGAAGATATTCTAACATCTCAAAATCTTATTCGTAAAGGAATAGTGATTGATAAATTGTTAGAATCTTTAGTGGTTGATAAGGCCGTTAATTTGGATGATATTCTTATTGGAGATAAAAATTCAATTATGGTAGCCGCAAGGGTATTAGGATATGGTAAAGATTATGATTTCCAAGTTGATTGTCCTGCTTGTGGAGAAAATAATAATGATAATATAGACTTAACTTCATTAAAAGATAAAGAAATAGATCATTCACGTTTTAAAAGTGGAGTAAATGAATTTTCATTTAAACTTCCTACAAGTAAACGAACTATTACATTTAAACTTCTTACTCAAAAAGATGAAAGAGAAGTTGACAATGAATTAAAAGCTCTTAAAAAAATATCAGCTAAAAGTTCTATTGATCCTGAAGTTACTACTCGACTCAAAAAAGCAGTTTTATCAGTTGACGGAAATTCAGATTCAATTGCAGTTAATACTTTTGTTGATACTGAATTTTTATCAAGGGATTCATTAGCATTTAGAGAACATCTAAAAGAGATAACTCCAGATATAGAGATGGAATATTTATTTACGTGTGAGTTATGCGGTTTTGATCAGGAGGTGACGGTCCCAATGACCGTCGCGTTTTTTTGGCCTGCAGCCGGAAAATAAACCAGAGATACATACAGAAATATATCAACTCTGTTTTTACGGAAAGGGTGGATTTACCCACTCTGAAGTATACAACATGCCGACCTATCTGCGTCGGTTCTATTTAAAACTATTAGAAAAATCATATCAAGAAGAAAAGGCTGCCTATGATAAAGCAAATAAGAAATCTACAGGTGGAATTAATAGGCCCCCATCAGTCAAAAAATAAACAATTTGATATTTATTATTGAATCTTTTCAAGGTTTTATTCAACCTTATAATAACAATTAAGTTGGAGTATTTATGAAACAATCAACAGACGAATTGCGTGAATCCATTATTGATAAGATAATGACAGCTTTTTCAGGTGGAAAAGATATTCGGCCTGGTATTAGAAGAATGATAGATAAGGATCCAGAATTAAATAAAAAATTTAAAGATATTGAAAAAGATTTACAAAAGTTGGGCAAAAAAACCAACAAACTTTCAAAAGTAGCAGCAAAAAGATATAAAGGGACCCCTCTCGAAAAATTCTTTTCCGTTTAATTTAACTTAGAGTAAATTATGGCAAATAAAGATCCAGTTAAACAGACTAAAGAGCAAATAAAAGCTCTTAATGACCTTAGAAAAAGTCAAGGAGACTTAAATAAAGAGCAACGAGTTATGCTTGATAATCTCCGAAAACAACTTGCTATTTTAAATAACTTAGATAAACGACAGGCAAAATTAACTAAGGAAGGTGGAGTATATGCTGATTTATCTAAACAATGGGCTACTAACGCGTTGTCACAAAATAAAGGACAAGAAAATTTATCAAAATTACAAAAGGGACAAATGGATATGTTCCAAAAAGCTCTTGGTGGTCAACTAACATCTGTAAAAATTGGGGAACAAAAGGCAAATTTAGAAGATGAAATTTCAACTATAGGTCAGAATTATTTTGGTAAAAATCAAGCACATGGAGAAGAGTTACAAGCACAAGTTAAAGCAATGATAGAAATGTTGGATCACATTGAAGATGTTAATCAAGCATATTCTGGTGTAAATAATAAAGCTACAGAATTAGATAAACAAATGGGTCCCTTAAAGAAGGGATGGGAAGATGTTAAAGCGAAAGTTACTGATTTTACTACGATGCTATGGCAAAATCCTGTAAAAACAATAATTGGAACTCTTGTAGCTGGAGTAGTTTTATTAGCTAAACATTTTATTGGAATTTTTAATTCTTCAATGGCAATGCAAAAAGAACTTGGGGTAGGTGTTGGACACGCGATGGATTTAAATATAGCAACTCAAGAAGCAGCCGCTGGTGGATTTATGTATGGTGAAGGTATAGAAGAAGTATCCGCGAGAGCATCCACACTTGTAGAGGAGTGGGGTGTTATAAACCAAGAAACAAAAAATTCTATTGCGGCCGCTACTGAATTAGAAAGACATTATGGAGTTTCTACTACAGCGGCAGCCAGTTTAGCACAAATGATGGAAGCAACATCAACTTCAACTAAAGATGTTTTATTATCAGATATGCAAGGCCAGATGTCAGAATTACAAAAGGAAGGTATTCCTGTTGGTAAAGTTATGGAAGAGGTAGCAAGTGATACTGATTTTTTCGCAAAATTTATGAAAAAAGGTGGAAAAAATGTTATAAAAGCGGCCGCATTTGCAAAGAAGTTAGGTATGAGTATGGAAACTATTAGTGGATCAGCCAATGCATTATTAGATTGGGAAGAATCAATTAACGCAGAGATGGAAGCTTCTGTTTTGTTAGGTAGAGAAGTTAATATGGAACGGGCCAGAGAATTAGCATTCGCAGGTGATTTAGAGGGAATGCAAAAAGAGATTATGAGACAAGTTGGTTCTGAAGCAGATTTTCAGAGAATGAATGTTGTTCAACGAGAAGCTTTAGCAGCCGCAGCAGGAGTAACACTTACTGATTTGACTAAGATGGTAGCCGCTGAAGCTAAACTTGGTAAAATGACTTCAAAGGAAAGAAAGGATCAAGAAAGAAACGCTAAAGTTACTAAAAATATTCAAGGACTATGGAGTAAAATTGTTGGAATTTTTCAAAAGATGTATAAACAGTTTATTACACCTATTGCAAATAAACTTTTGGAAATGCTCGGGTTTACAGGTGGACTTGGTAGTGATTTAATGGGCCAAGCAGGTATATGGGAAAGTATTGAGACAGCGGTTGAAAAAGTATTTACATGGGTTAGTGGATTAGTAATGGATACTGTAGGTTGGTTTGTGGCTTTGGGAACGGTAGAAGGAAAGGGATTTTCATTAGAAGTAATGTTTCAAAATTTATGGGGAAAAATAGTAGCTATTTGGGATAAGTTGAAAGGATGGTTAGTTACAATAGGATTAATTTACGCAGCAGTTGTATTAATTCCACCACTTTTCGCTCTTATGGGTGGAGGAGCAGCAGCAGCCGGTGCTGGTATAGCAGCAATGGGTGCAGCACTTGGTGGAATAGGAGCAGCCGCCGCACCAATTGCAATAGGTATTGGTGTTATTGTGTTAGCTATGCTCGGATTTGCTCTTGGAATATATGCATTGGCAAAGGCAATCCAGTATGGAGAAAAAGGATTTAAGGTATTTTTTAAAACAGTTGGTGGTTTTGTTTTAGACGTTTTAAAAGAACTTGCAAAAACGATAATTGCACTTGCTCCTCATGTCATTGAATTAGCAAAAGTAGTTGGTGGTGTTATGGTAAACGCGTTTACAATTTTTAAAGATTTAGTTATAGGAGTAATAGATGCTGTAGCTGGATTTGTTACTGCATTATCCGAAGGAATAGTAAATACTTTTAAAGAATTCGCTGCTATAGGAAGAGAAGGTGGATTGTTAGCAGCGGCAGCTGGAATAGGGGCAATTGGATTAGCCTTGGCTGGATTTGGTGGTGGTGGTATGATAGGAGGAATTGCTTCTGCGATTGGAGACTTTTTTGGTGGAGATCCAATTGAGAAATTTAAAAGATTTGGGGCACTTGGACCAGGATTAACACAAACTGGTGACGCCATGAAAACATTAACAACCTCAATGCAAAACTTTCAAAGTATTGGTATTAGAGATATGGCTAGTGCAACACAACAATTGGCGAAAGCACTTACATCTTTAGCTAAGGCCTCTCATAAAGTTAATAAAGCACAGAGAGCAGCTTTAAGAACTCAAGCAATGAAGGGAATTGGTCAATGGTTAGGTCTTGTTGATGAAGATGCACCAAACGCTCCTGGTGGTGGAAGAGGTGGTGGAGCATCTACATCCACATCTGCTGATGTAGCTGAACTTCAAAGAGCTATAAAAGAACAAAATGCAATTTTAATACAAATGAGAGACAACGCAAATAGACATTCACAAGATAATGTTAGTGCAGTAGAAGGTGCTTCTGCACAGAGATAAAATATGAGTTTAAGAAAATTAACAGAAAATTTAGAAAACTTTCAATGGACAGATTATTCCAAAGCTGGAACGGGTAAAATTCCACAATTAGATGGTACAGATTATTATAAAAGACCAAGTAAAAAAGCGTTAGAAGATATGGAAAGTAAATTTGGCCCTAAGTTTACAGAACCAGGTACTAAAGGACCTTATGGTGTAGCAGATTATATGGATGGAACTAAACAAGGACGTGGATTTATTCCTCCAGGTGGACCACCTTGGGGATTTACTGTTCAAATGGGACCATCTAAGTATCTTATAGGAGATTCAACTGAATTAGCACTTACACCACTATCTTATACTATAGCTCAAATGGATTCAGCACTATCTTATGGTGTTGTTCCAGAACAAACAATAAACATTAATCCATCAGCAGAAGGAGCTTGGGGGAACTTTACCTTACCAATAGAAACTTATTCAAGTAGAATATTATCTAAAGAACCATTTGATAGTTATACAGTATCAGCTATTGAGGGAAGTGTTAATTATTATGGTAATATAGTTCCAATAATACCAAGAAGTTCAATATATAGAGCAGATGATGGTACATATAGAGTTCCACAAGAAGGAATAAATACTTTACCACCAGGTGGAACAAGTGGTATTCCTACTTTTGAAGGAACACAAATAACACATAATATTCCACAAATAGTTTTGAGTGGACCTTTTGATGAAGATTATCAAAGTACATTAGATTTAACACCTATAGCAGCAGGTGCACATGGAAGTGACTTTTTAAGTGTTCCATTAATAAGTTATACAAGTCAATTATCACCCAAACCAGATACAGTTCTTGATTCTGAATATAATCGTGATACCATGTATATTACAGGACTTGAAGAACCTAACATACCAGAATTTAAAGACTTTAGTCGTGGAGAAACATCAATAATTAGAATTGACAAGTCTTCACCATATTTTGGAGATAATACATTTGATTTTAAAGATACTGTACCGTATAATATATCATACGGATCAAATCCCCCGTTTATTGTAAGAGATATTGGAGAAGTTTGGGGACCAAGTGGTTTTGGTGGTGGAATAGTAACATCATTAACTCGTTCAGAAGCAGATATAGAAAGAATACAGAAATTTTTCCGTACACCACAAGGTTTACAGTTTCAATTCACTCAGAACTTATTACAATTTTTAAATCCACGTAAAGAAACAAGGATTTGGGATGAATCTTCAATATTCATGTCATTGACTCCAATGTTTCATGCACAACGACATATGACCTTGAGTCCAATTGGTTATGAAGAATCATTAAAAGATGGTTTTGAAGGGGGACCGTCCGCACTTACTGATTATGCTGAAGCTATGAATTCAATGTTACCGTTATTGAATATTCCACTTCAAGTTGCAAAACATAGATTTACAATGGCACATTTACAAGGCCAAGTACCAAGTGCTGGTGGAAAAATGGCAATACCAGGAATACCTGAAATTGGTTTTGGGTTTGACTTATCAAGTCCACATTTAATACATTTGTCTAAAGATACTTTAAAAGTAAAATTAGATGATGGTTCACCACCAAATACATGGTATGATTGGGAAGATAATGTATTTTTGAGGGGTGAAAATAAGTATGATAATAAGTTATTGAGTTTTACTTCTGATTATTTACAAGGACAACATAATGTTGGTAGTTTGAAACCTAAAGAATTAGGTGGAACTCCATATCCAGATTCAATGAAAATTGCGTGGGGATTACGGTCAGATATACATTCTTATTTAGCAG